CTTATCTCCTAATAATTTTGAAGTCTCAAGGAGTTCACGAGTGAATTCCTTAACTTCGTAGTTGGCTAAGTCATCTATATCTTTAGGCTTCGGAGTCTTCTTTCTTCTATAATCCTCAAGCTCATCTTTTATACCCTTCTCAGGATCCCACGATGCAGCCATGAGGGTTCGAAGAGCAATATCTTCGATTGAATATCTAAGAGAGGATGACTTGTAATTCAAAGACATATCACCATCGGAACTCTTAAGATCGGCGTCGTCAATCTTCATACGAGTTCTTCGATTGTGACGCTGAGGTCCCCTTCTTTTACGATTTTTGCGAGAGGGGGCGGTCTCCTTATTAAGGAGTCTCTCCGCCTCTCTCTCTTCTTTTTCGTTAGGGCTCAGGTCGCTTGGCATTTCAATCCGTCTTCCAATCAAAAGTCGCTCTATTCCTCACCGAATCTATCACCTTCTTCTTTCTGTTTTTTAATAGTCAAACCGGCATTTCTGGCAACTATTTCCATAATATTTGTCGAATCAATAGCGGCATCTCCGGCCTTCTGGAGAGCATTTCTTATGAATTCATTGAACGTAGAATCATTGGGACCAAACATATCAGCCTTAAGCTGTTCCAGTGTATCACTAGGATCAATATTCAAAAGGTCAAGAATGAAAGAAACAGGGAGAGACCCTTTCTGATATAAATTGAAGAGAACATCCATGGTGTCAGCCTGATCTCTCAAAGCTAAACGTGTGAACTGGAGTTGAGGATATAAATATATCTTCTCTCCAGTGTTTTCGTCTATCTCAAAGAAACCTTTCTTTTTAGCGACAGGTAGAAAGAGATAATTCTCAACATAGTCAGCAAGCTGTTCCCGATATAGGAGATACATGGTATTCATGACATCAAGATGAATGCGCTCGCCCGCATATGAAGACTCTCCTGTAAGCATAGACTCGGTAATTCTAAGGCCTATAAAGAGTAATTTATTATCCATCTCATATTCAGAGGAAAGATCAAGGAGACGATCACGCGCTCCAATTTCATCCCAATGAACTTCGAAGTTAGTTACTATAGTGAAATCGGGATCGATCAGAGCTTGATCTACCTGATCACGAAGATCCTCGACGTTGGCCTCAGACAATTTATCCGCCCAAACGATTCGTTTAGGGGTCATGGCACGGGAAGCTATGCTTGTCTGCGCCTGACGAAGTTTATCCTGCTTAAGAAGTGTCCTTAAGCATCGTTCGAGAAGTGAAATTCCACGGGTATCATACGGACTCTTCTTATGAGCTAATTGATAGCAGAAAGAAGAACATAAATAATCATCATATGGGCTCGAACTCAAAGGTATGGGAGTCCCATTTTCAAGACTTTCTCTAATTTCATGCGGTATATCGTCAGCAATCTTTTGAGCTTCAGGATCATTTTCCTTAGCCTTCATTACCACCATTTTATCTTTATCAGATGGAATTAATTCCATCTTCATACGATTGGTATACTGAAATACCTCGGTTTTCACCTGTTCGGGAGGAAGAATTTGAAGTCTCTGCCATCCCTGATAATTTTTTTGAACGAATTCAGATATATTTTTCCAAAGTTCTTCGTCAGGCTTAACAGTCTTTTTTTCTACATTTCTTGAATTCGAACGACCGGCCCAATCAACACCTTCTAAAGTTTCAGTGACAGAATCAACCACTAATTCTTTTGGAATTTCCGGAACCAAATCGTGATCTTCAGCGAACAAGAATACTATTCCGTGAAGCCAATATTCATGTGTTGCTTCATGGAGAGTTTGGAATAACCTAATGCGTTGTGACATCCTCTGAAAGAACTGCTGTATTTGCTTATTTCTTTTAACATCCTTCCCCTTTGGGAGAGAAAGACGTAGCTTAGACATTGGCACATCAGTATTATGGGTGGATAATCCATAAGCTATATAGCTTTTCCGGTCACCTTCACCATCAACCTCTATATTATAAACAGGACCTTTATAATGGACAGTTTCAATCGACTCAATTCTCCTCAAAATATCATTGTCGATCTTAATGAAGTATTCTCTAGTCGAATCAGCGGTGTATCCATCTTGAACAAAATTAGCATATTTTGAAAACTCTTCATGAAACTTATATGGAACAATTACTCTATAAACACAATCCGTATATTTAAATCCGGTAGAAGTCTTAGGGACATGTCGATGCAGAGTAGCACCGTAGCCGACTTTCAACGCCAAAGCATGGATCTGGTGAGCAAGCTGCATTGAAACAGTAGTAGCAACATATCCATTCTTAGTGAGGGATCCATCCCCATTCCAGTAAGCACCAAGAAATTCTAGAATGTCTTCTCGGGGAGAATCCATTATAGCAGAACTGAGTTTTTTGTTCAGAGACCCACTGCCAACATGTTCTGAACAAAAATCCGCAAAATCCTTCCTATATACTCTAACATAACAAGAGTTAGAGTCTTCCCTAATTTTTTTGGTAGATGGATATTCATATTCAGACATCAGAGTCTTCGATATTTCTTCAGCAACAGTGTTGAATCCATTGGAATTAAGAGTAAATTCAATCCGGCTATTCTTGCCATAATCTGTATAGGATAAAGACCCCTCAGCCGCATAATATCCAAGCAAACGGAGTTGATTCTTATTGAGTACTTTATTAGAACTTACCATGGAGGGAGAGCAAATATAGTCTCCGACTTTCAAATCTTGGGCAAAAATAAACTTCGAGGCACCGAAATCAATTCCTTCACATTTTCTCTGCTTACATAGGTTCTTAGTACCACTTTTGCAAGCACCCATTCCTATGTTAGGGAACTTGCAATCTACTTGGTCTGAAGTATAGATCCGGAATGGATGATTCTGTGTACAATCAATAATATCTTGAACACCACGGACCTTTATCTTGGTGATTGAAGTGTCCACATCGTGTGAAAAAGTGCCGACAACTTCAGTTTTTTCCCCTAATCCATTTAGGACTTTATCGCCGACTTTCAAGTCCTCAATAAATTTAACGGACCCATCAATTAGAGATACGGGAGCCCCTGGAGGAAAACAGTGGAAATCTATGGCTGATCCAACTATCGGATGCACTTGATACCAGAAACGAAAAAGTTCTCGTTTCTCGCGATCCGACTGAGGTAATTCTAAAAAGTCTGTGGATAGCTGAGGGCTGTAGAAAGAAGAATCAGCGTCCCTTATGGAACCGCCAGAAGCGTTTCCGAAATTGGTAACTGAACCAAGGCGAACAGACTGCTGAGATTGGAGTTTAGCCAATCTCTCAAGTTTAGTCAGTTTGGTACGAGAAATATCCTGTTCATCAACCTTGATGACAGGCATAGAATTTTTCGAGTTTTTGGGCGGATTGACGCCGACAGATTTCTTTGCCATAACTTACCACCCAAGTTTAATCAAAAAGTCGAATTCTCTGCCATTTTTCGGAGAAGTTCATCTCCATCATGGACACATCTTTCAAGGTCTCTCTGAAGAAATTCAAGTGATCTTTTAACTGCAAGCAAAACAGGAGTTGGAAGTTTTGCTTTGAATATCCTATGAATGTTGAATGATCTTAAAGATTGGACCTTAGAAGAGTTTTCAAATTCTATGGAAAGATCTACCATGTGTAATAATTGATCAGACATTTCTGATATGGAAATAAGTAGTCTATGTCTGAGTTCTAGTAAGTGGTGGATGTCACCACTTACTTTTGAAGTATATTGGTTCGGTCTGAGTTCAAGTATTTTGTCAAGACCAGAAATAAATGGATCTTCATCAAGACCCCTGATGGATCTAACTTTAGGCATCAAAAACGTTACTTGACTCCAAGAGCATCTTTCATGGCCCTGACCTTGAAGAAGTCCTCAAGTACTTTCTGGAGCATTATTATTATACGTGTATCACCATCCATAAGATCCTTCCAACTACCACCACGACTCAAAAAGACTCTGTATATGAATATGAATTCATCATCGGAGACGTCGGTATCAGAACCGAAAATATGGTCCACTAGTTGGCGAGTTATTTTCCAGGCAGCCGTATCTTCAATGGTTGACACAAAAAGAAAGAATAACAAAGGGTCAGCGGACCCTTTGCCTCATGCCCGGAATGCGATCTCTGTTGACCCCATGAATTCGAGCTTTCATTCTATGATACTGACCATGCGAACCGGAAGCTATCCTGGGGGCGTAAGCGGATACTCCCGATATGTGATTAACGTCAAGAGCGCTAGGGTTATCTTTTATGTACTCCGAGGCCAGGAGAACTGAACGAGCAAGAGAATCGGACATATCATCATGTTTCCCAACAACTTTCGGGGCTTCTACTATTATCATGTTCTTACCAGCAGAGGTTGCCTGGAGTTCGAGAAGCTCTTGAATTAATGGAGAATGTCTGGAGCCTCCAGTTTCTGAAGGATCCGGGATGGGCCAATCATAGAGAGAAAGTCTTTTATTAAACATCATCATTTTGAAATTCTGGTACATATATGAAGAATCTGAAGTGTGAAAATTCCTCATTTCAAATTGTTCAAGGCCCCTTTTATGTAGAATCTGCTCGAAGACAGGCCCGGCCCACTGATCGAAGATCCCTTTATGTATATAAAATAATTTTGACAATGATGAAAACCAATCGGCTATTTGATCTATATCAAGACGATTTGTTTCATGAATAGTTAGAGCATAGGGATTGATGGGATCATTCAAATGTGGATTTGAATCTCTCCATCTAATTCTGGGATACCATATTTCATGATAAACCAGTTCAACTTTTCCACTAGCGAATTTGGTTAAAGTTATGGAAGTTCCATCTTTCGATAATCCAAAGTCCACTCCGGCAAAATGTACTTCCCTGGGTAAACCCCTAAATTTTGGACGAAGAAGAGGGTCAATTATAGTATTTAAATCAACAGCATCTTCGATCCAACCACGAACACGATCAGAAAATTCAGCCCCATGCTCTGTTCTAAATGAAGCAGGGTCCTTATAAAATTCAGTTTCATAATAAGATGGGGAAATTGTTGGATTAATTTCCCACGTGGGGGCCTGGATGACCAACATATTGGCAGATCCAGGATCATTGGACATAGCTTTGAGATATTGATTATAGAAAAAACCCTCTTTTGAATCAGGAGATGATATTAAAATCATTCTTCCATGGGTCTCTCCTATTGGTATATGTTTATCCTTGGGATCTTTAGGAGAAAACTGAGCAAGTGATGGATTTAAAGCTCGATAAACCTTTTCAGCGGAGCTGTGTCCATTATCAATAAAGAAAGCTATCTCATCTAAAACGGCACAGATAACGCCGCGACCACGGAGGCCCTTAGCTATCGAACTTTTGAAGGAAGAAACTATAGTCGAGTTATGGTTCGTCATTCCTTGAGATACGAAAGAAGAACCACTCGGAACACATAAATCATATACTTTTTTCTTATCGTCAGTAATGGACTTAACAGGATCCCAATAATAGAAAGTGTTAAGTACATGATCCAAATTCTTGATCAATGAATCATCAATATTTGCTTCTCGGGCGATTTCAATACATCCACGTAGTGATATATATGATATTCCAGAATTCCGCTTCGAATCTACTGCGTCTCCAGCGAGTTTAATAAACCTTGTTTTTAACTTACTACTTGTACGT